ATTTATATGAGTATTACCTTACCAGAGAATAATAATAATATTAATATAAAATCTTACATCTTAGACCCACTGTCAGTTATTATAAAACTGGCAATATTAAGCAATAAGCCAATTGGCACTAAGATTTTGATTCAGGACAATGTGATTTATTTTCAAGAGCCAGGTATATTTCAAGCCTTATGTCGGTATGTGTTGAAAACGAATAAAACAGATTTACAATACATGTACAACCCAATTCAAGCTGCTTGTAGTTATTTTTTAAGCAAAGGGTTTATTAAAGGAACTCCGCGGATTAAGAATTTATTTCAATGTGCTCAATTAGGAATTGAGAAATTAAAAGAAACGTATAAAAACTGCTCGATGATTTGTTTGTGTCTTAATTATTATTACACTATAATAACAAATCATCTCGATGAGATTTATAGTGAGACCATTTTTCGTCGTGATAGTTTAAGTATGCTTTACATAAAAGAAATGACGGATGCGTTAAACAATCAATGGTCCACCGAAAAGACAACTATTATACTTGATATAATAAGTTTTTTAATAAATGATAAAATGGCGACTAATAATGTCAAGTCGTTGGAAAATATTATGGAACAAATCGATTTAGAAACTCGGCAAACAATCCAGCAAATAATCCAGTTGTAAGAATAAAAAAAGAATTATTTCGCAAATAAAGTAAAAATCATCCCGGCAAATTAATAAATAAATTATAGTGATAAATATAAATGCCTAGTCCGGATTCATTAAAGATAAAGTTATTTACTCCAATACCCTCGGCACCAGAAGTTGATTTAGACGGCAAAATGTTAACAAAGGACGCAACGACGAAGGATTGTTTGTTTACCATGACGGAATATTTAAGTGAAACTGTTTTACAAGGTATACCGAAGGAGTTTCGTATAAAACAATTTTTTGATAAAGGGCTGTTTAAATCTTTTAGAAAACAAAATCCCCACAATATTAAAGAGGAAAATCTCAAGTCTGCGAAAGATAAAGAGGCACTAGAAAATCCCAAGTCTGTGAAAGATAAAGAGGCACTAGAAAATCCCAAGTCTGTGAAAGAGAAGGAGACACTAGAAAATCCCCAGCGTGCCGAAAAAGATACTCGAATTCTAATTCAGGATGGTGGAAAAGATACTTCATCGGATGAAAACACTGTTAATAAACGTGAACTCATAAGCACCTATAGGAAAATAATAAATCATAATATTCGATTAATTTTAAACACCTTGTTTCAAAAAAACAATAAGATTATTATAAAGGGAAATACCTATACTATTGGATATTATAATTGGACTGATTATGACTGGGATATTGATGCTAAACGACCTACGTTTGACAAGCAACAATATGTAACAAGTGCGTTTGTTAAACAACAATTGGGAAAAATACCTCCTATTTTGAAGCACGGGTTAGTCACTACAAATGATAAGTTAAATGCCGAGAACGATTTTTTTGATGTAAAAGGATTCGATGATGAGGAAGAAGCTGTAAAAGCAAAAGAAGTCCTAAGACAAGGCCAGACAAAACGAGATGTAATCGAATTAGACCATGAGGATGATGAGAAGTCGCGTTTGGAATCAATTAAAGTTGAAAAAGCACGTAAAACATTGGGGTTAGTGCCTTTCCAAAGTAGACCAAATGGCGTAGTACTAAAGCCCCCGGTGGCCATTAAGCTGGAACGTGACGCCGTTCCTAACATCGTACCCATAAAAGAAGAATCTAACCGACAAAATATTACCCCATCGGAAGAAGCTAATACCATAGCTGAGACAGAACTTAATCAACAAAATATTACCCCACCGGAAAGTGATACCGTAAACGAAGGTACAATCACCCAACGCGGAGGGGAAACAAATGAAAATAAATCAAGTTCCCCAAGGGATTCTTTTAATGACTCGCATCGTTCTTCATTTGACTCAAGACGTCGTTATGACCCACGATATGACCCACGATATGACCCAAGGTATCGTTCCCATAGCAAAATGGTAAGCGTGGATGAATCCAATTTTGCCATTTTTATTTCCGTAGAGTTATACCTGGTCAAGGGAGAGACTTTAACTCCGGAAGATGAAAGCAATTTAAATTGTAAAAATAATTGGAATAAAGTATTAGTCCCATTTGACAAGTTAATTGGGCGCGAGAAACGAGGAGTTTTACCAGATTATACGCTGGAACCAACAAGTAAACCGGAATCACCCAAACCTAGTGGATTACCGTCTACCCCCAAGGAACCCCCAGAGCCGACCCCCAAGGAATCAACCGCACATGGAGGAACCCGACACAGGAGAAAAACCCTTCGTCGGAAAAAAAGGGAAACGGTTAAAAAAAATAAGTATAAAAAAAGAAGGGCTTTCAGAACTACCCGAAAACGAAAGTTAAGAAGTTCTACGCGAAAATAATTGTCTAATCTCTAATCGTAGTTGTACCTATAAAAATCAAACTTACCAAATGCTTCTTTTTGGTGTTTTCGTTGTTTTTCCCTTTTGGACTTTTCAAGCACAATGATCGCGGCGTTCAATTCCTCCTCGGACACAATGTTGTCTTCATTCGTGTCAATTAACTTCTCAAGAACTCTATACTTGTGAGGAACCACACATAAATTACTTTCCTCATTAAATAAGTGTTCTGACAAAATGGTAAACACCGCGGTAAGACCAAGGGCCGCATAAATATCACGAGTACCCATCCATGCCATTGCAAAGACTAGTATTTGTTTACTTAATGAATACTTCATATATTCCTCGGTTGACTTGCTAAATTGAATAGTAATAAACTTTGAGCCTACGTTAAGTAAAATCATGATGATTCCAGCAAAAAACTTGCTGTTATTCAAATACATTACATGTTCATTTACATAACTAAATCCTCGGACAATTGGATTTTTACTACTTCCGCCAGATAAGTGAGTTGGTTGATTTGGATTAACTTGCGGATTCATTATATATATATATTATATAATTTTGCCTATACATTTTTATATTTTAGTACAAGTCAAATTTACGGAATAGTTTTAAAACATGATTTTCACTCTTGTCATAAAACCCTTCTGATAAAATTCTGGTCTGCCTAACATAAGGACGATACGCTTGCCGAATACCAGGTGTAAATGATTCCAAAGAATCTTTATTATTGAATATTAAAATACTTAAATAAATAGATATTCCGAGGATGACAAAAAAACATACGCCCCTCCCTAGTAGTTGATTTTTATTATATTTCATATTATATTAAATTATAATAAAACATTTGGACCAATGTAGAGAGAAATTAAAATAGCGAAAAATTTCCAAATATGGAAGAAGCCCCTTCATACGCAGATATAAAATCAGAGTCCTGTTTGGAATAGCTACTGGTTGGAATCGAATTTGATTGCTTTCCACGTTTCAAATTATTTTCAATACCCAGTACATCAAACCCTTCTAATCCTCTGGTCGTGACAAACGAGTCGGTTGTGGTAGTGTCCGTTGTAGTTGGCAGTGTTTTGCCGGATGCCGCCGCTTTGGTCTGGACTTGAGTCTGAACAGCCGCCGCAGTTGTTGGGTTTGCTTGTAATTTGGCCTTTAGTGTTCCGTCTCCAGCGGTGGGAGGTGCGGATGAGGTGGGCATTGTAGATGTTTCAAATCCTTCTGACATAAATGACAAGCCCGAGTGGTTAAATGCTATTATTATAAGCAAAACTCCGACGACCCCTAAAATTCCATGGCAGTAACTTAGACATATTAAAGTTAGTATTAAAAGAATTCTTCCTAAAGAGGTATCAATTAAAAAGTCAAATAGTCTGGCCTGGCTAATGACAATAAAAAATAAAAGTAAGGCGGCTCCTCCAACACTGTTTTTATTTACCATTTTAAAATTCTTCATATTAGGAGTATTTATTATTATATATAAAGATGAAAATATAATATTATTTTTTGTCATTTCAGTTTTTTTGTTGTTTTTATAGAAGAATTCAATGTGTTTATTAAAATATTATTATCTTATTTTTTAATAAGAGAGAAACATAATGTCTTTAGCAATGTATGCCGCTCCATTTGATGACTCGTCCTCCAACCAAACAGGTGATATGGACAACGCCATAAATCGAAAACGACAAACACATAATAAAACAATAAAAAAATATCCTAAAGAAAACTTTGACCAGCAGAAAGTAAATTCAGTATTGGATAATATACACAAAACGTCCACCGACGATGACCAAGAAGAAACCAATCATCTTGGAAATTTTAATCCTCCCCCCAAACCAAACTCCATTGGTGCTTCTAAAACCATTGGTTCTACTACAGAAGAAATGCGAACCATGACAAATGACATTGATCCAAACGCAACTCGAGCATTTGCTGGACGTGGACCTCATCCACTCAATTATGCTGACGAGGGTGACCTGGAATTAAATAACTTAAACGTCAATTATACCGACGCAGACGAGTATTATAAGAAATATGTACCTGGTTACAAGATGAATACCAATAATTCAAATACTTATAATAAGCCACCTCCTTACGCGGCGACAACCTTACCATCTTTTAACAATCATAGTGACACGTCAGATATATTGCTGAAAAAGATAAATTACATGATTAATTTATTAGAAGAACAACAAGACGAAAAAACCAATAATGTAACCGAGGAAGTAGTACTTTACTCTTTTTTAGGAATCTTTATCATATTTGTGGTTGATTCTTTTGCCAAAGTTGGAAAGTACGTGCGCTAAAAAATGATTTGATTTCGTTTTTTTATAGTTTATTTAATATCTTCGTGAAAAATAATTATCCAATCTATAACATACTATAAATAAATTTGTAAAGTACTTAAATATTTATTCCATATTATATGAATAATACATTTAATAATAGTAACCATTTATTTTATTAAGCCATGTATATGATTGTTCATTGTAAGCACGAGGGTTGTTATAATAATCAAATTTACGAAGATGAGGTAACGGGAGTAAGAGTATGTCCGGTCACAATTAACCCTCCCAAAATATTCTTATTTCATAGCAAACCGGAGGCAATGGAGTTCTTTACAGAATATATGAATGACGTGGACGTCATTGACCACCGGTGTAAAAATGACCTGGAAGAGATTAATCACATTAAGCATTGTACGTGTGGAGTCGTGGAGCTTGAAGATGACGGGGACCATCCTATATTATTTTATAATTCCAAAAACCAGATATTCTTATTAGAACCTGGCCCTCAAGTGTATCTTCCCTCTCACGAACTCAAAGTAAACACGAACAACTTGAACTTGTTGAATGTTTTAATAAATAAGACCAAGACACTGGATGACGAACAGAAAAGAAGATACGTCGAACTCGGGAAACGATGCCAGAAACATCTGTAGGTCCCCCCATTTTTTAGTTAGTATGGCATAAAAATAAATAAAATGTACACTGTGTTTATATATAATCATTTTATTTATAATACAAAAATTCTTTAAATATGATGAATTTCTTTTTAATTGGAACGTGCCGTATTCATCGACCATTTGGATGCGACCACGTTAAAAAAAATCCCGTTAATTTTAGCACCTACGATGCGTTAAATTTGCTAGGAAAGTATAGCTTCTTAGGATATTTCTACAACATAAAAGAAATAAAACAACTCATCAATTTACTAGTAAATAATTATTCGTCTGATGTAACTAGTGACATCATAAACACCGTTATTAATCCCAAGTTCTTGGATCCAATTAATCTAAATCGCCAAATCGAAAGCACTCGTGAAATGTTTCGATTTGCGGATATAGTTGTCATGGAAATATCAACAAGTAAAAACAACCAAACCATTGTGAACAACCACGCGATTCATTTTTACAAACCTGGCCTCCCAGAGGATGAATTGGAAATAATATCCGACCAAGAATACGGAGAAATATTCGAATACTTAATTAGGACGTTGACTGCTTTAAACAAAAAAGTGTTATTTGTCTCGCATTTTAACCACAACGACACCAAATCACGGCAGTTTATCATTGACATGTGCGAAAAGTATTTAAACAAAGAATTATTTTTTAATCCAACAGAATCAGTAATTAACAACTTGCCAAACTCCCTTGTCGACTCGGCACATTACTCAAAAAGGTGCGAATTTATTATTATGAACGAGATTCATCTGAAAATAAGAACATATTTTTAAGAAATTAGAGCAAGCCATCGGGACTTATAAAAGTATTAAGCACTTATTTGAATGGAAAGTATGGTACGCAAAATTGTAAAAAAAGTAAGCCGTTGGACTTTTTATTAACGGATGCGTTTTTTTCAACAAGTTATTAATTATTATATTATTATGCGATATGTTTTCTACTGCGGAGAAACCAAAATGATGTTTCTCCGCAATTGCCCAAAAATTAATCTTGAACCCTTGTACAAAAACCTCGGCCGGATTGTTTGGACCATTAATAGAGGCAAAACAACTGAGAACTTCCATGTTTTTCTCCACAAACGTACACGATTTTCTGAAAAAGTACGCACTTACGACTTGATGATCCAACAAAATAACATGAATATATACATTATTTGTCTTTACCAATTCTATTAGACTCGAGGCTTCCACATAAACTACAATATCAAAGTCGGAACTACGCACTTTAAGAAAATCCAATAAAATATTAAAATTTTGAGGGGTTATTTCCAGATTCGTATATTTCGCATCTAGAGAGAAGGGCTTTGTCCAAGTCGTTACCTTAAACCCATAGGTAGGGTAAACGCATAACGGAACTATTCCGGTGAGGTCCTCTTCTCTCTTAAATAGTGAAACAACAATGTCTTTATTATTTAAATGTCGTTGATTATATTCGTGTGTTTGAATTAACTGCTGAGCGATTCCCTTCTTTCTTTGATGTTTGCTCACGCAAAGGTAATCCACATAGTAAGCCATAAACTTGGCACCTTTATTACCGTTATTGATGTCCACGTGTATTGGTCTTGAAGTAATTACTCCCCGGAGTTCATCGTCCGCGACCAATTTATCGGTTTTGGTATCATGTAGCAGTAAATTCTGTCTATAAAGCGTAAAAAAACTTATTGCGTTATGGGCTTCAAAATACGGAATTACGTTCTCTCTCTTGGGCAAATAAATATTGTCCGAATTTCTTAGGTAATGCGTTTGTATAAAATTGATAATTTGAGTGTGTTGAATTGCGGTTAGCTTCTTATGCTCAAATGTCGTAATATCTTTAAAATTCGTATACTTGTTTGGCAAAGGCAAATCATGGTTAATTATCCCCGGAGGCCACAACATATAGGTTAAATTGTAAACGTGAAATACTGGCTGATCCGCCCAAAATCCAAATTTGACCTTGATATAAATCATTATCAATATAACTATTGCCGCGAAAACAAAGAATACTTGCGGTAAATAACCCAGACTTTCTTGAAACATAAAAAGTGTAATAATATATAGTTACTTGAAAACTAAAATTTAAGTAACTATTTGGAGAAATAATAGAGAGAAATTAATGCCTTTTTCGTCTCTCACGACTATGAAGAGAACGTAGCAATCTTAATTGCCTTTGTGCGTGTGTTTTAGTACTACATTTAGCAAACACGCGTTTTGTTTTCTTATTATAAACACGATAACAATTTTTTTTAGGAACTTTTCTAAAAGTATAAGGCATTTTATAATTAATTATATTACTATACTATATAAATTTACCGTAAACACAACAAAAATGAAAATGTGTATAGTAAGAAATTCTTTCAGAAAACCAAAGTGTGAAGAAAAAGAATACTTTCCAAGTGACTCGAACAATCCTTTCAAAATGTTTGCGTTAGCAAGTAATAAACAAGATGTTTTGGATAAATACGAACGACTTAGAAAACAAGATACAAAATATGATATTGGAGATGAAATATTTGTCTATAAAATCGGGGATGAGTGGCATCTAAGTAGCATTGATGACGAAGACCAACTCGAGGAACTTGATGAAGAGGAGACCAAAACGGTTAATGACTCAATGAGGAATAAGGCAACTGGTTATCCATTGGGAAATATGACTACTACTCCGAATTATGACACTAATGACACTGATGACACGGATGACACGGATGACGACGACAACTACGATGAACACGGCGGTAAAAGAAAACGACGAAGATTTACTCGTCGCAAAGTCCGCAAGACCTTGGCAAGAAAATCATGCCGCGGTAAAACTAATAAGAGAAAAATACCAAAGAAAACCAGGAGAAAAACCAAAAAACGTTAGGACGTTATAGTTCTGTCTCTCTATTGTGGCTTTACTAAAATGTACAAGTATTGATATTCATACGCACACTCGAGCAAATCTATTTTTCCATGAATCAAGAACCCAGCGTCTTGTGCCATGGTAATAATATCTGTTTCGGATTCCATGTATAATTTGTGCTCTTGTTTGCGAACTTTACCGTCATTAAATTTAAATTTTTCATGAAATGTAGCCATATTGTTCGGTGCATCCAATTCAAAATCGGAAGAATACACAAATTCATTGAATGTGATTTTCGTTGAAGTAATACGTTTCTTCGCATACTTTTGGGGAGAGACAATATAAAGTGGATTGCCCGGTGGCAAAATGGGGTCGAATTTCTCTCTATTAACAACATGAACAATAAGTGTTCCACCTGGCATGAGCCATTCCATACAATTATTAAAAAACTTTCGCTTGTTTTCAAAGTAATACAAAGTAAAGTATAAACACAAAATATGAGTAAAGGTGTTGGGTTGAAACTGGTCATAGTCTAACGCGTTACCCACCATGAAATTATAATCGGGGTAATTCAGTTTGGCCTTGGAAATCATGGAGGGAGAAATATCAATTCCTATTATATCGAGTGAGTTGTTCATGGATCTAACCATTTTACCTACATGATGCCCGGTTCCACACCCTACATCCAATACCACACTTTTTGAAGATGGGGTGGTTTTATTTTTTATCTGACCTATTTCGTAATCATCTTTGACATTATTAAAGACCAAGTGGTCATATATTTCGGAATAAAAGTCATCATAAATTTCAGTGGTGTCTTTAAACAAAAAACGGTCGTTTTGTTCGTATCCTTCTCGACTGGTGGAAGGAAATTTGACAGAGTTCGTGATTCCAATTACAATAAGAAATACCGCAACCAAGGACAACACTTTTCCAATGGTCGATAGTTTCTTGTAGAATGTGGTGGTAGATTGGATGAATTTCATTTTTATATATGTAC